TCAAGTCATAGTGGTCATCTATGGCGACAGTTAGACAATATGGACGCTAACTATGAAAGATTCTTTCTTGTTATTCATGGGTCTATAGCAAAGCATGTTGCTATGGCTAATAAGAACGGAGCGAGGTTAACACATAGTAGAGTTCAAAATGAACTTACTGGGACAATTGCCCGTATCATGTCTGATTTTGAATGCCAAGTTTTCTTTACACCTAATCTTAGTGAAGCGGCCATGTTCGTAACTAAACTTCATAACAAGTTACACAAACCAGCCAGTAAACATGGTGCTCATGCTATTAGAAGGGTATCTACAAATGATGTAAGAAAGGATGTGTTACTCTCAATTCCCGGTCTTGGGAGTGAATTAGTAGAGCGTTTGTTAGATAAATGTGGTAGCATAGAAGAAATGCTATATCCTGAATCCTTGAAACAAATCAAAGGTTTAGGGGATAAGAGAAGACAATTGATTGTTGAAGTTTTCACAAGTGAAGATGTAGTTCACATACAACGAACTGTCCAAAAAAGATAATTTATCAACACGAACCCCCCTATTTAAAGCGGCATCATTGAAGTTAATTTAGGGGTATATAAAGCGACCAATAAATAACCAGTTGTCTCGGTTGTCTTGTGTCTTGTCTATCATATATGTTTATATGCTGACCTTTGCTGGGGTCAATTATGGCGAAGCAAAAGTTAGTTACTAAGGAATTAAAACAAAGTAAAATGGAAATCTTGGTAGATGAGTTCGTAGGAAAACGAGTCTATGTGTCTACCAAAGATGGAGATTTTCAAGGCGAAATAAAATCAACAATATGGATGGGGGCAACTATGCTTGTATTAGAGAATCCATTAGCGATGATTAACACACATACTATTTGTTATTTGAAAGAGATTGAGGATTCTTCTTAGTATTTAAAGCGGTATTAATACAATAATGTGGTGATAAGATGAGGAAAGCAGATGAGTATCAAGCCGTGCAGAAGTTCCCCTTTATGCAAGGGTATGTAGAGCGGTTTGGTAAGACAAGTATAGATAACGACATCCCTGCTTTACTTTCTTTCTTCTTTGTCCAAGGACAGGTAGCCGCACCCTATGTGCGTATACCTTGGGATGAGAGTCACCTTGACCCTCGTGTGCATGTGTTTTGGATTCAGCCGTCAAGGACTGGTAAATCAATAGCATGGGAGTTTGTAGGAGACATTTTGAAGGATTGTAATTTAGAGTATGATGCCTATACTACTGGGTCTGATGCAGGTTTAGTAGGTGGTGTTGTAAATGAGACTGTCGTAGATGAGAATGGAAAGAAAGAACAGGTGGCTGTGCAGACAGATGGTATGCTTGGAGGACAGAAAGCATTGAACTTCGATGAAGGTTCAATCATTCTTAATCCGGGTAAGCATAGTCAAGAAACTGTATTGTATCTACAGTCGGCATGTAACCCGATTGGTAGTAATAGCAACGTGTTAGTCAAGCACTTGAGTGGTAGGAGAATTGAGACTGAATCTCTTGCCTCTCTTTGGATTACAACATACCCACCTAAGGGTGTAAAGGAGTATGTCCTGACCAAGGGTATCTTCCAGCGTGTTCTACTCTTTTGGTCTGATTGGGATATGAATAGACGGATGAATGTTAGTCAAACAAGAATGTCTAAAGCGTATACCAAGCCCAAAGAAGGAGAGGTAAGTTACGATGAGATTGTTGGTCACTTTACTGGTTTAGAAAAGAGACTTAGGGACAGAGTGCTTGAGTTAAGTGAGACCTCTTTCGTTGAGTGGGACCAAGCGACCCGTGAAGAACAAGAAGAAATTGTTCAATCAGTTATGTATGAAATGTTCACAGCGGATGAATCATTCTATGCGGCTACTTACGATGTAGTAGAGGATTATTATGCCCTACTTGAGGAATTGAGTTTTACTATTACAGATGTGGTTGCATCATTCATTCCTGCTATGGAGAATTATTCAGTTATCTTGGCTACACATTTGGCTATGATGGATGATACATGGACTGTAACTGGTGAGCATTTAGATATGGCTAAGGATATACTATACGACTTGTTCAAGAATCTGATTCAATGGCTTGAAGGTGAAGTTGAAGTCGGTGCAAAGAAAGCAGAGAAGGCCGCTTACAAGAAAGATTGGTTGACTGCTTTCAATATGATAGCACCTATTGAACTAGACAAGAAGGGCGAAGGATGGAAGAAGAAGGCGGCAGTTGTAAAGCAATATATGAACAACCAAGATATTACAAGAGCAACTGCGTGGTCGCACTTTACTAAGTGGGCTGGTAACTTCTTTGAGGCTACTAAAGATGGAGCAACTGTATATATCAGAGTGAAGGAGGTTCAGGCATGAGACTAACACAGTGGTTGAGAAGGAAGATAATTTCCATGATGGGGAATGTGTATGTATGGTTGGACAAGGGACTTGAGCATCCTACTGGGCCTATTCTTGGAGTAGAGATTGATGATGACTTTGAAGCGATGGGGCGTAGAGAATTATGCAGACATATTGAGAAGAAGTTTGGTTGGTCTGAGGATTCGTTTTGGAATCTTGAGTCAACACAGAAGATTAGATTATGTTCTCAGCAAGCAAGGAATATGTTTACTATGGCTGATATGAATACATCAGGAAGTGATGAAAGTGAGTAAGATAAAACCTATAGCCATCATTGTGAGCGAAGACCACGGATGCGAATGCATGTGTGGTGACTGCGGTTGGACACTTGAAATATATGAGGAGGCTTGAACTTGAGTAAAGTAATGGCATTAGATATTGAGACTGGTAATTTCTCTTGGGAGATTGGTGGTTGGGATAAGCACAGTTTGTTTGAACCTACAGTGGTAGGAACATGGGATGGAGAAGAAGCACATGTGTTTAGCAAAGAAGATGTTGAGGTCGAAGGGATGACTGTTCACCCCTTACACCCTCGTGCAGTAGGAGAGCATTTAGAGAAACATATCAACGATGGAGGGGTGATTCTTGGTCACAATATTAGAGGTTTTGATTTGCCCGTATTGAATGCGGCATTAGACTGTAAAACAGCAGGAGATTTGATGGGTAAATCTGAATCCATAATTGATACAAAACTACTTGTTGATAAAGCGGCATTAGTGGGTGATAAAGTTCACACTACTCTTGAAACTCTTGTAAGAAATACACTAGATGTGGGTAAGAGTATGAAAAGTGAAGATGCACCTAATGCTTGGAGAGCAGGTAGGTATCATGATGTAATCAAATATTGCATCAAGGATTGCCAGTTAACATATGATTTGTATATGCATGGTAAGGAAAATGGAATAGTCAAGAGCCGAAAACTAAGTGACGGCTCTGTGATAGAAATAGAAGTGGAATGGTAAATATGAGTGAAAATAGAAAGAATCACAGCGCACAAAGAATGAACATAGAAGCAGTGAAGCGTATCGCTGAAACTGTAAAGACGACACTTGGCCCTTTAGGTATGGACAAAATGATGGTAGACGGAGGGGGTAACGTCATTGTAACAAATGATGGTGCTACAATTCTAAGAGAATTGGATAGCGCTCACCCTGCGGCTAAGATGGTTGTTGAAGTATCAAAGATGCAAGAGTCAAATGCATATGACGGAACTACAAGCACAGTTGTGTTAGCCAGTCAGTTGTTATCTAACTCGGAAGCATTGTTTGAGAAAGGGCTACATCCGAATGTAATCAACAAAGGATATACTGCGGCGTGTAATATGGCTGTAGAGTATCTTAACAACATGAATGGTGATATATTTAATGGAACTGAATGGAGTTTAGAAGATGTTGCTAAGACAGCAATTACTGGTAAGTCGCTTGAAGCATCCGAAGACGCAGTAGCGAAGTTATGTGTTGAGACAATTGGAGCAGTAGGACATGCTCGTGATGTGAAGACATTAGCCGCACCCGGAGGTAGTTTAGTAGACTCTTACCTGTTTCGTGGTGTCGCTTTAAATAAAGACTTCATTGGTGGTGGGGATAGTTTTGATAATTGGTCAAGTGAAGATGGAGTGTCTGTCCTTCTCCTTAATGGTGGTCTAACGGAAGATGTAGACAAAGGTAACATGACTGTTCAAGTTGATGCTCAATCATATTCCCAAGTTAAGAATGCAGGTAGAGAGAAGATGCTTGAAGCGGCTAAACATGTCGTATCAAGTGGTGCTAATGTAGTTTTGATGAGAGATGGTGCTCATGATACTGCGGTTAGTTATCTGAGAAAACAAGGCATTTCAATCGTGCATCGTATTCCTCAGAGCACTATGGATAGACTTGCTAAGGAATTAGATACTCCAGTCTTTAGCACGCCTGATGCTACATGTATTACTGGTCATGGATTTATCTCTAAAGAAACTTACAACGATGTAGATTATTTATTCATTCATGCTTCAAACACAGAGGCTACACTCGTATTATTTGGTGCTACTCAATCTACACTTGATGAAGTTCAGCGTGGTTTTGATGATGCTCTTGGAGTTGTATCTTTGATTAAGAATGGAGACTCCATTAGTTTTGGTGGTGGTTCTACATATCTCGCTATTGCTATGCATCTGAGAGAGCAAGCCTCTACTGTAGGTGGTCGTGCTCAAATGGCTATTGAATCATTTGCTGATGCTCTTGAGATTATTCCAGCGACTATTGCTGAGAATGCAGGATTTGATGCTCTTGATACCGTGTTAGAAATGAGACATAAGAGACCTGATTTCTATGGGCCTGATGTAGAAAACGGTGGAACTATTTTCATGGCTGGAGTATATGAACCGACATCACTTATTCGCAGTGCTCTCACTGGCGCTACAGAAGTAGCAAACGCAATCCTACGCATTGATGATGTAATCGGGCGTAGGGGTGAAAGTTGATGCATTCAATGGTGTAAAAATACACCTTACAGAATCACAGGTTCAGTGGTGTAGAGAACATGCAGAAAGAACCACTGCTTATCATAATCAAAACGGTATTGGTGAGTATACTCATAACAGGGTAATGGGGGCTATCGTAGGAGCGAGATGTGAGGTTGCTGTAGAAACTTTTTTGATTAGATTATATCAATCTCTAAACACTAATTTTAAAGAGGATATTTCAAATGAAGATATTACTTTGAAAGGTAAAAGTATAGAAGTGAAAGGACTTAGAGGAGAAGATTGGGATAAGTTGAAGCGAATGATTCCTCCAAAACAATTAGAAAAATATGTTAAAAATGATGTGGTGATAGTATGGGCTACAACAGAGCCTCGTAATACTGTAATTATTAGGGGTTGGAATTATCCAAATGAACTTGTAGAACACGGAATATCTATTACAACTATATGTGATAATATTTGGTTAAAGGATGATAAATTAATGCGTGAAATTGAAACCTTAAGAGATGAAATAAATGGGTAGGCTTCTCGATAAGATGACGGTAGAATGTCGTAAGTGTGGTCATAAACATATACCGAGACGCTTACAAGCACGCTTTCTCGATGGTGATAAAGAAAGGCTGAGCCTATGGGTATGCAAAGAGTGTGGTCATATTTGGAAAGATAGTGCTTTCAAACCATAGTGATAGCAGAGACAACTGTTGATGTGTTACCATTTGCATCAGTAACTGCGAGTTCTATTTCAACTGGGTCTCCTGCCGTTAAATTAGGAGGAGATAAACCACTTGTTTGTCCTGAACCAGCGGCATCTTCATAGAATTGCATGTAGATAGTATTAGGCGTAACTGCCGCCGCTGTGGTTTGTATTATATCTATATGAGCATGATGA